CAACAGTTTCTTGCCAGACGGTGTTCCACCATTCGACTGGGACTGGTTCGCTGAATGGGATGACGACGTGCCAGTGAGGGTTGTCGTCACGATGCGACCAGGTGGTGTAGGCACAGTAGGTGATGCCATCAAGTCGTGCCTGCTCGAATCCTTGGCCGTCAAGGTCGGCTACGAAAGCGTGGACGGATAGGACGTTGGCGTTGCCTCGACTGGTGCGCTCGATGTAGGTGACTGGCGAGTAGAGGTCGCCTTTGGATTTGTCGTCTCGTTCTTTGTGATGATGCAGCAAGTCAACGAACTGCATCCAGTCATCGGCGAACGGTTTTGACCAGCGTGATTGAACGGTTGGGAATCTAACTACAGAGAACATTGGCGGGCCTCCTAGGTTCAGGTTAGCGGCTTTGGTTGCCCGCTCCAAGTCACTTGAATAGCTCCTTTTTCATTACGGTTCTGATGGCTCGTAGGTACTCCTCGGCGATGTTCTTTTTTTCTTTGCGGACAGTCGGCCAGAAGAAGTATCCCGATCTGCCACGATGACGCAAGAACTGGTCGGTTGCCTTACGGGCACCGCCACCGAACTCGGCACCGAAGAACACCTGACCGCGGGTCACTTTTGCCGCAGGTTTGCGTCCTCGGTTCGGACGACTCCTTGAAACAAAACCAGTCTTGCTTGCCAACTTGATGGTCGGTAGGCGGTCGTTTTGGGCACGCATACCTTTCATGACTTCTAGTGCTTGTCGTGACCTGGTCACCGACGCTGCCTCTTTGACCGCTTCGTTGACAAGAAGTTGTGCTACGGCTTGACCTGCTTTGCGCATCTCTTTGTTGAAGTTGGGTTCAATGCGTTGAAGGTCGTTGAGGATGTCGGTGAGACCCTCGACTTGGATTGCGACACCGATTTTGCTCTCGTCACGACCGCCACCGGGCAATTTGTCCGAGATACGAAGTGCACTAACTAATGCCACATCAGCCTCGGTATGGAGTCGGATTGGTCTTCACTGACTTCCATCTTAGGTAAGCCAACATCGTGTAAAGCATTCTCGGATTTTCAGCCAGCAACACTGACGGGGCGATACCCGTCTCAACCGCCAAGTAAGCGATCAACCAGTGGGCTGACTCTTCCCCAAAGGGACAATCCGGGCGTCTGCGCCACCGAGCTCCAATTCCTCGACAGTGAGATTCCAAGCATCAAACTCCAGCACTGTTTGCTTGTTGCGTTTTTCTGCGTGCCAAGCAATCCAAGCAAGATCGGATAGACGCAACTCTGTGTCCATCTTGGCTACCGATTTGTTGTGCACGTTCTCGAATGCAATGAAATCAGAGAACTGTGCGATGACAAGTTTTCTGGTGCCGCCTTCATAGACGACGGTCATGGGCAATTTCATTTTCTACCTCCGCAGGTAAGGGTTGATTTGATTAGGCGCCGACGCTCTTGGTGATTGCACCGGAGATTGGGAAGGTTACGTCCGCAGTAGCAAGCTCTCCAACCGCTCCATTTACAGGAGTCCACTCCGTCACGAGCACGGAACAGGTATAACTCGGGTTGGCCGACGAAGCAGCAGCAGTTCCGTTTGGCTTGACGACCATCGTGACTGCGGTTGAGCCGACGAGTGGGAAGAACAATCCGTCAATGGCGTTGTAGTCGTTGTGAATCGACAAGGTCACTGAGTTGTCAATCAAGCCGGACACGCGGGTCTGAGCCGACGATCCGAATGCGGTTGTCGCAACTTCAGCGGCTGAGGTGCTCAGGGTTACTGATGCGACGTTTGCCGAGATGTCGGTGCCGTTGAATACCACGTTGACGTCTTTGAGGACTAGCTTTGCCATGATTACTTGTCTCCTGCCTTATCGGCTGTTGAGGATTTCTTGGAAGATTCTTCGACTGGCGTGATGATGCCTGCCGCAATCAACAACTCTACATTGTCAATCCCGCTGCCGTCCACATGACCGCCAGGCTTTACGCCGCTGACCGGGAAGGGTCCAGATACGAGATACTTTGCCATGGTCTAAGCGTACACGGTCACTTGAAAGTCAACGCTGAGGTAGGTCGTCTCGTTCGCATCAAAGTTCTGGATGTTCCTGGCTGAAGTGCAAATCAGGTCTTGGACTACGCCACCGAGTGTGCGGTCTGCTTCAATCGCCCGACGAACTGACTGCGCACCGTCGTATGCAACAAAGCCGTCAAGCTTGTCCTGAGCGGCACGCTCCGACGATCGCTGAACAACTACCGTGACAGTGAACTGATTGACGACGTTGCCTGAACCCATCGCCCCGTGATACGTGATTTCCTCCAAGGTTGCGAATGCGAACGGTGGGTTGACCTGATCTGGTTGATAGTCGTAGGCCCGCAACCCGGGGATGGTCTCAAGGGCAACCTTGAGTGCGTCTTTGATTTGGCTTGGTGTTGCAGGCATCAGGCAAACATCCGCATCCGTCGATACGGCTCAACCAACTGAGCCATGTCAGGGTCAAGGAATCGAGAGACACGTATGGCCCCGAGATCGCCGAATCCGGCTACGCCCAGTGGGCTGTCCAACCGTTTGAACAATCGTGACGCTTGGATGATGCACGCCTGCTTCACAGGTGACGGCACCGACGCCCACCCGTAGCGGGCAGTCACTTGGACAAGTGCTTGCTCACCGTAGTTGGCGTTGACGGTCGGGAACAGGTAGTCGCCAACGGCACGCAGTTTGTTGAACGACCATTCGATGCCATCCAAGTATCCGTTCAACGGTTCAAGTTGCACATCGGTCGCCGACCATGTCACATCAAAGTTTCCGTCAGCGAACGTCGAGGTCTTCAAGATGAATCCGGTGGTCGTGTAGATGTCGTCAATGTCGCACACGTATTCGGTGTTCGCTTGGTAGACGCGAACCGTTGCCGAACCATACGCCCAGAACTGTCGGTTGCAATAGCCGTCAATCAAACGGGATGCAGATTCGGTTGCGCTGTCAATGAGCGTGTCGTCGGCCGTGTCAGCCGTACCGATTCTGAGAGCGGCCTTGACTTCTGCCCTGGTCGCGTAACCGTTAGTGATTGCCATGGTGGCTCAATCCTACTCAATCCAGTCCTTGCGTCGGGCAACACCAATGCCGAAGAACGAACCATTGACCGATTCATACTGTTCAACGAACTCCCAGAAATCGTGCGTCTGCGAATACTTATCACGATGCTCCAACCAATACTGTCGAACCGCTGGACACGAATCCGACGAGATGTCATGGAACACCTGGATGTTGCAATGCCCCACCGTGGCCTCGGCATCATCCTTCACACCTTCATACGAATGATCGCCATCGACGAACACGACATCAAAGAACTGGTCGCCGACCCAAGCCTTGAAACTATCCAACCTCGTGTCCTCTTGCCGATACTCAAACTCGGTGAGCATCGGCGGCTGGTCAATCAAATCCACCGCTATCGCCCGCACGAACCCAGGGTTCATACGACGCAACGTCTCGGCCTGCACGACGAACGTCCCACCATGCCGAGTTCCTATCTCTAGGTAAGACCGAACCATTGACGCCGTTGACGCAAGCCACGCCATGTACGGGGCGAACTGGCATGGGTACTGCCAAATCCGCAAACCTAATCCAGGGCTATTCAACATCAGTTCTGGCAACTCCTCCGGATTCTCGTCGTTGAAACCGAACTCCGCCAACAACTTTTCCCACACATCAACCCGACACAACGCCGTTGCACTTGACATTTCCAAACGCTCGCGCACCAACTCAACAGACATCAAGAAACTCTTTCACCTCACGCTCAAACACCGAACGATTCTTCGCCACCCAACCTTGATACAAAAGTTGCGAAGCAGAAGGACTCTCACGATCCATCAACTCAGCCACCTTCCCAATCACCTCATCCAACGTCTCAAACTTGTACCAGTTTGACAATGGCATGTCTTCCCAGTAGGTGGCCGACCCGATGTATGTCGACATGACAAGACACCCAGCCAACGCCGCTTCACGAGGCAAACGGTCCCGCCCCGGATGCTTACCGAAATCCACATACACCTTCGAAGCGTGCAACACCTCCGACACTCCAAGACTGTCCATGCCACCCAACTCAGCAACTTGGAACCGACCCGACTGCACGAACGGTCGCAACAACCCGGCATCCTTCGCAGGGTTCACCACCACCTGCGGCTGCCTCTCACGCAACACAGGTTGCACCGACACCCAATCAGTCAACATCATCCGCTTGCCCTTGTCACGGACATGGTCCCAGGCGTACTCGGATTGGCAGAGATGCAACGAAATCTTGTCGAGGTTGCGTTGCCCATGGGTGCCGAAGTTGCCGACGCTCAGCCACCACAACGCGCAACGGTTCTTGAACGTGCTCGCCATCTCAGGCCAAATCTCAGGGAACACGACGAGCGCATCCTCGGGCACCTGGTCTCGGAGAATCTTCGGGCAGACATAATGCTGATAGGGCTGCGGAGTTGTGTGCGGTGCGAACGGCCAATAGAGGATGGCAGCCGATCCACGCTCAACATGGTTCGCGGTGTGCACCAACTGGTGCATCGCCTCAGGCCCACCAGTCACAGCATTCGCCGGGCACACCACCACCAGTTTCAATCCCACCCCAACTCCAATCGTCGGTTCAAATCCCAATCCAACGGCAGGTCTGCCATCATCCGTTGCTCGAATAGCCGTCGGTTCGCATCAAAGGTTGCTTGGTTGCGTATCTGGAACTTGGCGTTTGATTGCAGGGTGCTGGAGTTGCGGTGGTTGATGGCAGCCGAAGAACGCCGAATGTCCACACCTTTGCGTTGGGCTCGCACCTCATAGTCGTTGTCCTCGAAGTACGCAGGATGGTAGCCCTCGTGGAACAGTCCGACCTGCTGCACCACTTGTGAACCCAACCAGAAACACGACCACGGTGGCTTGCCACCCAACACCAGAT